GTGAAATCGCTTGACAAGCGCTTCACGAGAAAGCGGGGCACTTAGCTCCCTTTCTATTCCCAGGAAGATGATAGTCAAGAAGACCATCGCCTCAAAGGGAAAGCAGAGAGCTGAACCCATAGACGCGAACTTGGCCAGGCGAATTACTCCATGACCAGGCACATCAGCCTTCCGGGAGCGGGTTGCGTCCACACCTTCTTTGAGGAAGGGGTGGTTTTGTAACAGCTCCCGTACATGCTGATTCGAGACTCTGTCGGAGGCTTCTTTGAGATCGAGGGTGGCAAGGCTGCCATCCCGAGACCCCTCACAAGCAAGGTGCTGATTAGGCACCTGGCTTGACCATCCGACAAGCCCTGAAGCGATGTCATCTGCTTCGAGGTTCCTCCCGAGTGACTCCAGTAAGCCTTGTTGCATGTATTGCATGCACGTAGGCTCGACTGCAATGATTCGGGGAGTTTTGAGCGTCTTAGGCACTGGGATGACCCAGACGGGTCTTTCAGCGCCAGGTTCGAGGACAGACAGGTCGGAGAGGCTCTGATAGTGCCTCCAGCTTGGTACCAGATGTTCTCCAGAAGGGAACACTGATTCAAGTCGCTCGGTCCACTCTTGCTGATTCCACTTCGCGTTTCCGCGGAGGCGGTCAGCAGTGGCACCGGGTCCGTGCCGAGGGACGATCTCGCCGGAGTAGACCTCGCGGTCCACCCTGGAAAACAGATCAGCCCAAAGCAAAACACTGATACGGCGGTAACGCTGGAGATTATCCAGCGCGAGCGCCTGGTCAGCTTTCCTGATGTCCTTCTCACACTCAACAAACCCTTCGATTGCGGCTTTCTCGCGTGCAGGAGTGCACTCGAGGGATATCTTGGCAAACATCAGCGTAAGCTGACGGATTGCCCAGATACACGTAATCGATGGATCGTTGAGCAACCTACCCGTACGACGATCGAACACCTGATCCAGGAAACCTCCGAGAAATCGGGGGAGACCTCCGCTTCGTGAAAATCCAGCGAAGTGGTTGGGATCGACTCGACCGAGGTCAAGACTTTTTTGGAAGTCTTTTCCAAAGTCGGCCAGGGTAATCGTCAAAAACGAAGACCCCTCGTGTTCGATTCGTGCCGTGATCGTTTTGAGATCGCGGCTGGTGCTTGTGCTACACCAGGTTCCCAAATCATTGAGAACCTCCTGCAGGAACGACGTCACGCTTTTCATTACGGCCTCCATCTGATGGTGGGGGTTCGCAATCGCTAGCATGACTAGTCTCTGACGGAGATGGGAGGAGGGGTGAAGAATCCCTCCCCCCATCTCGCTACCCTTTAGGTAGTGATGTTTTGCGTCAGTTCTCGCCACCCAGAAGCTGGGTGACACGAGCGCCCGTCGAAGCCGAGAGGTATGCCACGAGGGCATCCACAACGGCCTTCGCCTCGGACACGGTGTATCCCGTAACAGGAGTATCAGT